TGTACACCACACAATTTAACTCAGTACCAACAATACAACTCCTTATGTCGTTTACAGCACTGTTAATATCTGTGTGAGATATGGTAATTTCTATGCCATTCCAAAGAAAAACCATTCCGTGGAATAACGCAGGCAGTTCAGCAGCAAACGTAACAGTTGGTACCATTTCTGGGTCTGCCGTTGATCCGTTTTGTTGACACAAATTAATCGCAAACGTTGAAGCGTTAAACGGCGAAACTAAGATGACAGCATTACCAGGAGTTGTAACAGTTCTAGATAAAAACTCATAATCTGTCCACTCCATTGCATTTGGAGCTTAACCCTCTTGCACTATATTTGTAATTATTTCCTCTATTATATTCTGACGTTGTACTTTTGCAGGAGGGTTAATCCATATAGGAAGCTTGAAATTTATAGTAGCCACATCTATAGGATTGTCTGTACCTACTGGTATGGTGCGGGAACTCCAATTGATGTTGTCCATCATTTCAATATAGGACAACACTGTCCAGTCAATTGGGTTTGTTGATGTTTGAATATTAATGGTTGGATTATACAGTACCATTATTTGTTCAAGTAACTGTTCTTTTATATCTTCGTTATTTGTCCATATGTCCACTTGCATGGTAAGGTCGTACGGAACTGGCATATATCGGTCGACGTTATAACGATTGCCGACTTGGTTTGTATACTTGCCGGCCTGCTCGTCATACATGCGCTCGTTTACTTGCACAGACCCTGTAAAGTATGGATCTTGTCTTCTTGTAGGCGACATTGACAGTGCACTGATATAACACGTGACAAACGGCACAGTGAGAACCTTGTTCTCACTGTTACCTCTTACTATGGTAGCAGCAACACGGCTAGGATCACCATATCTACAAGGAACTTTTAATAATTCTTCAGTGTCGTTTGGGCCTCCACGACCTGTCTTGACAGAAAACCCGCTGAATGCTCTGACGAACTGAAGTCTATATTGTCGTAGTTGTGCAGAAAACCAATATTGCATAAAATATACCTTTCTTGTGTATATTTATTGCAATATTGGCTTATTAATTCTACAGATGTTATGCGCCTAGAACTTGCAGCGCTCTATGATATCTTTCCATGCGATTTTCAAGTCCGATGGTGCCACCGTTAATACGCTTTGTAATGGTCATCATGTCTTGATTATCGGCAAATTCATTTAAATTTCTACTATTCCAGTACCAGCATGCGCTGCGTATAGCACCATCTTGCTCGCAAAGCAATTCTGGGTTCTCAATCAATCTTGCATCACCATACAGTGCATTTGAGCAATGGAAATAGTTCTCTTTACCAGTAATTTGTACTAGTCCTCGGCCATGATACTTCCAACCTTCTTGGGTTTCTTCTGGTCCATTCCCCATTCTGCCACCATAAACACGGCTGGCAATTTTTTCTGGTTTACGTTGGTATTCAAGCGCCATCTCATCTGTTGGGAAATAGTGAGGAAACACGCCGCGCAATCCTTTAGCACTATAGTTTAAGTTTTCTTCAATTTCTCGAAGATCTCCACTCTCATGTCCCATTTGGGCTAACCATGCAGCGACTCGAAGTACAGTTGTAATCTGATAATCTGGTAAGACTTCACAAATTGGGCCATACCATTCTTCTATATCCTTACCTTTAATACATTCGGCCAACATTTCTGGTGTAAAATTAAATTCAAATCCCATATCATAATCTCCTTAATTAGATAATATCGGGATCAAGCTGTGGCTTGATCGCTGTACGCAAATTTTGCTGTTCAGGCATAGTAGTGCCATCAGATAGCGTTGTTATTGTTGTGTTATTTATGAAGCTTACAAGGGTTTGATTTGCAGGTTGCCAAGTATTTCTGAAAGCTGTTTGTATTCTAGTCCAAATTCCGCCGTTACTCCATTGAAATAGTTGCGGAGGATTATAATCAGTGCGTAGGTAATAATCTCCATATAATGGATTGCTTGGCCACCCTGTTCCAGAATTTACAGGTTTACTTCCATTAGGTGGTATGCCATCGCCTGTCCAAATATCAGCAAGACCATCACCAACAACATTTGGACTTTGCTCAGGTAGTATATAGAAATGTTGAGATTGGAAATATCTAAACGGCACTTGTGCTTGTGCTTCTGCAACAATTGCATCACTGATTTGATTTTCAGCAGGTCGAGTACTTAATATATCTCCAAGAGTTGCGATTCCGCCACTTCCATCTATCGCTGGTACAGGATCGCCGCTTGCATCAAGCAATGGTTGTGACAGTATGTCTCTGAATTCCTGACTGTCGGTTATTGGGTTACATTTAACACGCCACATGTGCGGCCACCAAGTTGGGCTGTATCCTTCGGCCGGCCTAGTCCCTTCTTCGATAACATAGTACTTGCTTATCGCAGCAGGTGCTCCCAACACTAGATCATCTCGTTGATGCAGTATTTCAATTACATCGCCGCTCATCAGTTTTCTACCAAGTTTGTCAACCATATTATTGAGATGAAATGTGATAAAAATTGTGTTATTGCTTAAGAATAACCCAAATTGACTCAAATTGAACTCAGTATCTGAAATTTGATAATGCCCTTTTAAACTATAAACATCTGGATCATATTTTCGATCTCTGTTCTCCATGTTAAGCGCATCTTGTATAGTAAGGGTTGGATCGTTGCTTCCTGTTGCATCTAAATTTACGCTTATTGAAGTGTCTGTAGCGCCAGATTGATCATTAACACCTAATAGCTTGTGTATATAAAATTCTGTACCACCAACTCGGTATTCTTCTGCAACAACACGATCAATAAATTTGTAATCATTAGTTTTTACAGCTACGCCTTTCCAAAGTGATAGAGGTGGCATTGAGATATCCTTACAGTTTCATATATTTAGTTTTCACTTGGATAAATATCATAGAGGATAACGCAATATGGCAACACCACTACGACAGCAAATGATTAACGAAGTTCGCCTAATGATGGGTGGACAAATGGTAGATATCGAACTTGATCCAGAGCATTATGAGCTTGCTGCAACATTAGCATTTGATAGGTATAGACAGCGTGCTGGAAATAGTATGACTGAAACATACATGATCTTGCATATATTGTACCAACAAAATCTATACACACTTCCACAAGAAGTGATGCAAGTTAGACAGATATTTCGAAGAGGGTTGGGCGAAACTGGTGGTGGAACAAGTTTAGATCCATTTTCATTAGCATATACTAACCTGTATTTGTTACAAGCTGGTGCAGGCGGCGGATATACAGCTGGTTTGTTAACATATGAATTGTTTAATGATTATTTAAAACAAGCCGGTCGTATGTTTGGTGCTTACCTTAATTTTACTTTTGATCCCGTTACTAAACAATTACAAATTATACGTCTTCCGCAAGGTGGCGAAGATGTTATATTGTGGGTAATGACACAAAAGCCAGACGATCAAATACTACAAGATACATATATACGTCCGTGGATACGTAGCTACACATTAGCATGGTGTAAACAAATGCTAGGAGAGGCTTATAGCAAGTTTAATACTGTAATTGGTCCCGGAGGTGGTACAACTCTCAAAGGCGACGCATTAAAACAAGAGTCTGCTGCTATGATCCAATCTTTGGAAAAAGAACTAGATCTGTATATTGATAGTAGTATGCCACCAATGATAGTCATAGGTTAATAAAAAGACTTTGACGAAAGTTTCATAGTGTGTTATTCTATTTTAATTGTAAAAGGAGTAATACATTATGGACGAACCTAGTAAAGATCTAGAGGTTTACGTGCTGGCACGTACAGATCTACACAGCATGAATTCTGGAAAGGACACTTGATTACTTACGTTTAAGACGTCCTGGAACCCAACCTGGACCCGGGGATTCATGTAAAAGTGTGCTTTTAACACCATTGTTATACCACGATTTATTCAATTGATTACCAGGACCTAACTTCCCTTCTATCCACCCATCTCCTGGACAGTCTGTAGATCTTTTTATGATCCCGTCCTTGTGCCAAAACCTAGTATTTTTTGCCCAATTATCCCCGAATCCTAATTTCCATTCCGGTCCAGGACTGTAATCTGATAGAGTGCGTTGTCCTTGATAGTGCCACCATTTTTTATCAGTAGGTAATTTTCCTTTAACCCAATCTGGTCCAGGACTGATAGACGATTGTTTCATAACAATACCGTTGTTATACCATGGTTTATTTTTCCGGTCGGTTCTTCCTGATACCCACCCGCCGCCTGGGCAGGACATAGACATAACATCTGTTGTACCATTTGTCCACCATTTTCTTTTTAGTCTACCACTTACCTGACCGTCTCCTGGATATTCTCCCATACGCTCATCTTGGCCATTGTTCCACCAATCTCTAATTTTTGATAATTTTCCCATTTTCCATCCCGGACCTGGGGATTCATACAACAGCATCTGTGTTTCTCCATCTGTGTAGTAATGTTTATTTTTATTGTTTGTATTTCCGAGATTGGCTATTGAGCTAGCCTGTCTTGCCTCCTGAATTTGAACATCAGTCAATTTCCGTTTTCTGCTATTTCTGATGAATGCCGACAATGCATACGCCATTTTCTTTTTGGCGTCATCCACAGTGAACAGCGTGAGTAGTTTATGTGCTAGGTAATGATCTTCGGGGCTTAACCTAACAATGTTATCTTTTGAATTTGGATTACCATCTAACCAACCTGCTGGTCCATTTCGAGTTCTTTTCTTGAACAGGCTTTCTGGGACAATATGATGTCTCTCAGTATAAACCTTGTTGTCATAGACTGTATTATTGTAGACTAATTTAATGTATTGATCCATATATTCATTTTGAAGAAATATTGGATGCGCAAAGTGTGATTTCATGATCGACCTCGTTTTATTTATTTAGCATCACGATGGCGTTCAGACGGTTGACAATACCAAATTAATCGTGTATATTCTAGGAATAATTGAGAGGGATCTTCATATGTATGATGAGCGAGAGTTAGTTTGTTACATCCTAGTTCGTACCGACCTTCCAAGTATGAATCCGGGGAAGGCAATGAGTCAGTGCCATCATGCCGGCGTGCAAATGGTAGCCAAACACAGTCTGCACATCCTGGTACAGGAATATGTGAATCTAGGTCTTGAACAAGGGGCTGATCATTTCAACACAACCATTGTGCTTGGTGCAACAGGACCACAGATCAACGGCATCACGGATGCTGCACTTGGCAAGCTGAAGAGCGAGATCGTCTATGATCGAGTGATCGATCCTAGCTATCCGTTCTTCGTTGAGAGCATGGAAATTGCAAACCTCATCCCGCAAGACGAAGCAACCAAGATCATCAAAGTTATGGAAAATGGCAAGGTTCTTATGGTACGCCATGAGCTAACATGCGCATGGTTTTTGATCGATAGAAACGACGCATATGTTCGAAGCTTGTTTGATGGACTCAATCTTCATCCGTAGGCTGCAAAAATAGCTCTTATACCTTCATCTGTTATATCTCTACTACCAATTGCAGCATAACGACCGTGGGGGATTGGAGGTTTGTCTATTACCTTCCATGTCTCCCACCATTGCATCCATTTATTTGATGTCATATCGTAAAAATATAACTCACATTCTTTTAAATCTCGACCTGCGTACCATCTATCAACATACATAGTTGCAGCCCAGGCAGTGCCACCAGAAATCTTAAGAGTGCTTTTGTCATCTGGTAAAAAGTTAGCAACCGCATAAACACGTTCGCTGTATCGTACTTGGAAATGATTCCTACGCAGCAAGTCATTAACATGCGGATTCTGACTTGGCCACTTTCGACGCATACTTTTAGCCGCAGTTTCTACATATATGTCAGCTTCATTTAATTCAGCTCTTGACAGTTTTTTAGCATACGTCTCTTCAACTGGTTTATGACCTTGAAATGTAAAGTGTATAAGTTCGTGACCTGCATTGATGGCCATCAATCCCCATGCGTGATCTGCACCTTTA